CGTGCGGGCGCCGGAGACCAAGGACGCGGCGGGGCTGCTGGCGGCGGAGCCGGACGGCAGCTTCGAAGGCTATGCAAGCCTGTTCGACACCCGCGACATGACGGGCGACGTGGTGCTGCGCGGCGCCTTCGCCGCGACGCTCGGCAGGCGCGGGCCGGGCGGCATCAAGATGCTGTTCCAGCACGACCCCGCCGAGCCGATCGGGCGCTGGCTCGCCATCGCCGAGGACCGGGTCGGGCTGAAGGTCGCCGGGCGCATCCATACCGAGACGGCGCGGGGGCGCGAGGTGCTGAGCCTGATGCGGGCGCGGATCCTCGACGGGCTCTCGATCGGGTTCCGCACGGTGCGCTCGCGCGCCGAGCCGAAGGGCGGGACGCGGCGGCTCGTCGAGGTCGACCTCTGGGAAATCTCGGTCGTGACCTTTCCGATGCTGCCCGGCGCCCGGATCGGCGCCGTGAAGGAAGCGGGTCCCGCCGTGGACAGACGCCTCGCCGGACGCATCCGGCGGGCTACGACTCTCATTAAAGCGAGGTGATCCATGCAGGAGAATGCTGGCCGGCAGGCGCCGGAGACGAAGGCGACCACCGACGCGGGCGTCGGCCCGGCCTTCGAGGAGTTCATGGCGGCGTTCGAGGCCTTCAAGGAGGTCAATGACGCACGCCTCGGCGAAATCGAGCGGCGCTCGGCCGCCGACCCGGTGACCGAGGAGAAGCTGGCGCGGATCGACAGGGCGCTCGACGCGCAGAAGGAGCGGCTCGACCGCATCACGCTGAAGGGTGCGCGGCCGGCGCTGGGCGGCGGCGCAGAGCGGACGGCAGGGGCTTCGAGCGAGCACAAGCAGGCGTTCGAGACCTATGTCCGCGCCGGGGCGACGGACGGGCTGAAGGCTATCGAGGCCAAGGCGATGTCGATCGGCTCGGGCGCGGACGGTGGCTACCTGGTGCCGAGCGAGATCGAGACCGAGATCAACAAGCGGCTCGCCGCGATCTCGCCGATCCGGGGCATCGCGACGGTGAGGACCGTTTCATCGGGCACCTACAAGCGGCCGTTCATGACGGCGGGGCCGGCGGTCGGGTGGGCGGCGGAGACGGCGAGCCGGTCTCAGACCAACGCGCCGACGCTGGCGGAGCTGTCCTTCCCGGCGGCGGAAATCTACGCCATGCCGGCGGCGACCCAGGCGCTGCTCGACGACGCTGCGGTCAATATCGAGCAGTGGATCGCGGAGGAAGTCGAGGCGGCGTTCGCCACCCAGGAGGGCACCGCGTTCGTGACCGGTGACGGCACGAACAAACCGAAGGGCTTCCTCGGCTACACCAATGTCGCCGAGGGCAGCTGGAGCTGGGGCAGCGTCGGTCATTTGGTGACAGGGGCGGCCGGGGCGCTGCCGAGCACCGACGCCTCCGACGTGCTGATCGACCTCGTCTACACGCTGAAGGGCCGCTACCGGCAGAACGCGACCTGGGTGATGAACCGCAAGAGCCAGGGCGCGGTGCGCAAGCTAAAGGACGCGGACGGCAACTATATCTGGGCGCCGCCGGCGACCGCGGACAGCAAGGCGAGCCTGATGGGCTTCCCCGTGGCCGAGAGCGAGGACATGCCGGACATCGCGGCCAACGCTTATGCGATCGCGTTCGGCGACTTCCGGGCGGGTTACGTGGTGGTGGACCGCGCGGGGGTCAGCGTGCTGCGCGATCCCTATTCGGCCAAGCCCTACGTGCTGTTCTACACGGTGAAGCGCGTCGGCGGCGGCATCCAGGACTTCGACGCGATCAAGCTGCTGAAGTTCGCCGCGAGCTGATCTGGGTGGGGAGAGGTGTTGGGGGAGGGGACCCGGAGCCGTCCGAGTATGCCGAGCCTTCTGGATCCCCTTCCCCTGCGCGGGCTCCGCCCGCTTCGGCCGGGGACGACACTGGGGTGGGATGCTCGACGCGGCGTGGCACGGCAGCGGAGTCCGACCTTGTCGGCCATCCGTGTCTCTGGCCTGCTCAGAAGGGCGAGACATCCGTGGCATCACCTCGCCACGCTCCCAGGCGTCATGCCCGGCCTTGTGCCGGGCATCCACGTCTTGGGCGCGTGAAGGCGTGGATGGCCGGGACAGGCCCGGCCATGACGCGGAGTGTGGGACGCGGTCGGAGGGGAAGGGGACGCGTTGGCGGTCCCCCATGGCCGAGAGGCTATTGGGTTCCCTTCCCCTTCGCGCCTGACGGCGCTTCGGCCGGGAACGACACGGAGGAGTGGGGCGGCCGCTCGGGTGCTGCGGTCGATGCGCCGGGGCTGTGAGGGTGCGAACCACTCGCCCCGCCCTCGGCGTCACGGCCGGTCCTTCCCGGCCACTCACACCTGTTTCGCGGTTCAAGACAGGGATGCCCGGCTGCGCACGCCGGACATGACGGCCGGAGCTCTTCTCCGGCGGCGTGTGCGGCTTGCCGGGAAGCTGCCGGCACAGGACTTCGGCACGGCGTGACCCTCCACGGCGGCGGGGCTTCCCTCCTGTCCCGCCGCTTCGCGCCGTACTCGCGGCCCCGGATGCCAAGTGCTCCGGGGCCGCTTCTTTTCACGACGATGGAGCAGCGGATGAGCCTGACGAGGACGGATACGCCGGGGCAGGAGCCGCTGGCGCTCGAGGAGGCGAAGGGGTTTCTGCGCGTCGAGCACGACGCGGACGACGCGCTGATCGCGGCGTTGATCCGGGCGGCGCGGGCGGCCGTGGAGGCGCGGACGGGGCGGGCGCTCATGACGCGAGGATTCCGGCTCGCGCTCGACGCCTGGCCGGATGACGGGGTGGTGCGGGTGCCGATCGCGCCGCTCGCCGCAATCGGGGAAGTCGCGGTGGCCGACCCGGCCGGTGACTTCGTGCCGGTCGACGGCGCGGCGGCGGACCTCGCCGGGGGACGCGTCTACTTCAAGGCGCCGCGGCCGCGGCCGGGCGTGCCGGTGGCGGGCATCCGCATCGAGGGGACGGCCGGATACGGCGCCGATCCGGAGGACGTGCCGGAAGCGCTGCGGCTGGCGGTGCGGCTGCTGGTCGAGGACTGGTACGAGCGGCGCGGCGGCGAGGGGCGGCGCGACATGCCGCCGGCGGTGCTGACGCTGATCGAGCCGTTCCGGGAGGTGCGGCTGTGACGGTGCCGCTGCTTCAGGCCTTCCGGCACAGGGTCATTGTCGAGGCGGAAGCGACGACCCGGGATGAGCTCGGCGGGCGCGCCGCGGAATGGGTGGCGGTGGCCGAGACCTGGGCCGCGATCGAGCCGCTCGGCGTCCGGGAGCGCGTGTCTTCCGGGCGGGTCGAGGGCCTCGCGACGCATCGCGTGACGGTGCGCCAGCGCGCGGGAATCGCGGCCGGGATGCGGTTCCGGCTCGGCGAGCGGGTGCTGCGGATTCTGGCGCTGCACGATCCCGAGGAGCGCGGGCGCTTCCTTGCGTGTCTCACTGAGGAGGGCGGCGAATGACCGATGCGCTGATGGCGCTGCAGGCGGCGGTCTACGCGCGCCTGTCGGCGGACGCGGAACTCGCCGGGCTGGTTCCGGGCGGGATCGCGGACGGAGTGGGCCGGGCGTTGCCGGCGCTCGCCTTTACCGACGCCGCGATGACGAATGCGAGCGGGCTTGATCGGCGCGGCGTGCGCCTGCGGCTGGGGATCGAGGCGGTCTCGGATGCGGACGGCCGGAAGGAGGCGCTGGCGATTCTCGCCCGCGTCGAGGCGGTGCTGCGCGCCCAGGCGCCGGCGCCGGCGGGATTTGCGGCCCTCGCGTTCGCCATCGAGGAAGCAGCGGTGGAGCGCGCAGAGGACGGGCGGACCTGGCGCGGGCGGCTGACGCTCGGGGCGAGCCTCGAGCCGGAGGAGTGAGGCGCGATGGCGGAGTTCCACGAGGCGAGCTTTCCGCTCGCGATCGCGCTCGGCGCCAAGGGCGGCCCGGAGCGGAAGACCGAGATCGTGACGCTCGGCTCGGGCTTCGAGGAGCGCAATGCGCGCTGGGCGGATTCCCGACGCCGTTACGACGCGGGGTCCGGGCTGAGGACGCTCGACGACATCCACGCCGTGCTGGCCTTCTTCGAGGAGCGGCGCGGGCGGCTGCACGGCTTCCGCTTTCGCGACCGGGCGGATTGCAGGTCCGGCCCACCGCGCGCGGCGCCGACAGCGGGCGACCAGTCGCTCGGGACCGGGGACGGGGCGACGTCGGCCTTTGCGCTGGTGAAGCGTTACGGCAGCGGCGCGACGGCTTACGCGCGGCGGATCGCCAAGCCCGTCGCGGGCTCAGTGCTCGTCGCGGTGGACGGGGTGCCGGCCGGCGAGGGCTCGGTGTGGACGCTCGATCCGGCCGCCGGGACGGTGATTTTCCTGCCGGGGCACGTGCCGGGCGCGGGCGCGGCGGTGACGGCCGGGTTCCTGTTCGACGTGCCGGTGCGGTTCGACGCCGACAGGCTGGTGGTGAGCCTCACGGCGTTCGAGGCCGGCGAAATCCCCTCCGTTCCGCTCGTGGAGATCCTGCTGTGAGGACGATTCCTGCGGACCTCGCGGCGCATTTCGCCGGCGGAGTGACGACGCTTTGCCGGTGCTGGCGCATCGAGCGGCGCGAGGGGGCGGTGCTCGGGGTCACCGATCACGACCGGGGCCTTGTTTTCGGCGGCGTCGCGTTCGTCCCCGGGCTCGAGGCGGCGGAGACGGTCGCGCGGCTCGGCTTCGATCCGCGGGCGGGAGCGCTTGGGGGCGCGCTGGGGGCGGGCGGGATCAGCGAGGCCGAATTGCGCCGGGACGCGTTCGACGGCGCGCATGTCGAGACATGGCTGGTGAACTGGGCCGCGCCCGAGATGCGGATGCGGATCGGGCTGGCGCGGATCGGCGCGGCGACGATTTCCGACGGAGCCTTCCGGCTGGACCTTGTGAGCCGCGCCGCGGAACTCGACGCGGTGCGCGGACGTGCATTCGGCCGCGACTGCGACGCCGAGCTCGGTGATGCGCGCTGCGGGGTGACTCTCGACGGACCGGAACTCGTAGCTGAGGGCCTTGTGACAGGCGGCGACGGACGGCGGCGGCTGGTCGTAGAGGGGCTCGGCGCCTATGCCGCGGACTGGTTCGGCCGCGGGCGGCTGACATGGAGCGACGGGCCGCTCGCGGGCGGGACGGCGGCGGTCGATCAGCACGCGTCGGGGCCGGGCGGGACGGTGCTGACGCTGCGGGCCGCGGCGCGGGAGCCGGTGCCGGACGGCACGGGCTTCACGGTGGCGGCGGGCTGCGACAAGCGGTTCGCGACGTGCCGGGCGAAGTTCGGCAACACCGTGAACTTCCGCGGCTTCCCGCACATGCCGGGCAACGACTTCCTGCAGAGCCGGCCGGGAAGCGCGACGGGCGGGGTGGACGGCAGCCCGCTGTTCCCATGAGGCGGGGAGCGATCGTCGACGAGGCGCTCGGCTGGATCGGCACGCCCTATCGGCACCAGGCCTCGCTGAAGGGCGTCGGCTGCGACTGCCTCGGCCTCGTCCGAGGCGTGTGGCGCGCGGTGGCGGGGCCGGAGCCGTGGCGGTTGCCGACCTATTCCCGCGAGTGGGGGGAGGCGGGAGACGGCACGGCCCTGGGCGAGGGCCTGGCGCGGTTCCTGGTGCCCCGTCCGCTCGATGCCGGTGTTCCCGGCGACGTGCTGCTGTTCCGCTGGCGGCACGATGCGCCGGCGAAGCATCTCGGCCTGCTGGTGGCGCCCGAACGCCTCGTCCACGCCCATGCCGGCGCCGCGGTGGCGCGCGTGGGGCTCGGTCCGTGGCGCCGGCGGCTTGCTGGTGTGTTCTCGTTTCCGGGGGTGGAAGACTGATGGCGACGACGATTGCCGATCTCGGCGTGCAGACGTCGACGCGAGGGGCGGCGATCCCGCGCGTCTACGGCCGGATGCGTCTCACCGGCGAGGTGATCTGGGCGACGCATTTCGACTGGGCGCCGAGCGGGAAGGGCAAGGATAACAGGGGCGGCAACGCCAACGGAGCGGGCGAGGGCACGTGGAGCCTGAGCTTCGCGGTGGGGCTCTGCGAGGGGCCGATCTCGCGCGTGGGGCGGATCTGGCTGAACGGACGGCCGCTCGACCAGACGGAGGTGACGATCCGCGTCCACCGGGGCACGGAGGACCAGGAGCCCGATCCGCTGATCGCGGCGCTGCAGGGCGAGGACGCCGCGCCGGCCTATCGCGGGCTCGCCTATGTGGTGTTCGAGCGCCTGCCGCTGACCGAGGAGGGCGGACTGCCGACGCTCTCCTTCGAGGTGCTGCGCGCCGTGGGCGACCTCGAAGGGCGGATCGGGGCGGTGTCGCTGATCCCCGGCGCGACCGAGTTCG